TCAACAACCGCTCCTGTACAGGCAGTACCATTTGCACACGCTGCATATTCTTTACCAATTTCTGCATCTGCAGCAATTAGTGCATTGATTCCAAAAGTAACATACACTACCGCATCTGTTTCAGATTCTACAAAATATAGTGGTATAGATTTGGATGGTAATACAGATAACGCAATCTATTTAAAACCAATTCCAACCGGAGCAAGTAAGGGTGCAAACACCGTATTTTCGTTAGATACTACATGTGGTCTAACATTGAGTGGTACAACATCTACTGATATTGCAAAGAGACAATTTATATTAGGATTCCAAGAAGGATTTGATGGAATGGCACCAACCGTTTCTATTTACAAAGGTGGTGATATAGTTGCAGGAAATTCTCAAGGATTTGATTTATCAACTTCAACTTCTTCTGGATCTTTAGCATACGCAAAACACATCAACGCACTTTCAAACGCAGATGAGTGGGATGTAAATATGATAGTAACACCTGGTGTTGTTAGAAGATTACATTCATCCGTTGTTAGTGATATTATCGATATGGTTGAACAAAGAAGTGACTGTTTCTATATAATGGATGGTACTGCACAAGATGATTCAATCGATCAGGCAACCGGACAAGCTGGAGCAGTTGATTCTAACTATGTTGGAACTTACTATCCTTGGGTTAAAACAATCGATGTAAACACAAACAAATTAATATCAGTTCCACCATCGGTATTACTTCCTGGCGTATTCGCATCAAACGATAGAGTTGCTGCAGAATGGTTCGCACCAGCAGGTTTGAATAGAGGTGGATTGTTAGGAGCAGTTAGTGTATTGAATAGACTTACTCACTCTGAAAGAGATACTCTCTACGAAGGTAAAGTAAATCCAATCGCACAATTCCCTGGACAAGGTATCGTAGTATTCGGACAAAAAACATTGCAAGATAAACCATCGGCATTGGATAGAATCAATGTTAGAAGATTGTTGTTGACTGTTAGAAAATATATCGCATCAACTTCTAGATATTTGGTGTTCGAACAAAACTCTTCTGAAACAAGAAATAGATTCTTAAACATTGTTAATCCTTATTTAGAAGGAATCCAACAAAGACAAGGTTTGTACGCTTTCAGAGTTGTAATGGATGAGAGTAACAACACACCTGATGTAATCGATAGAAATTTCTTAAAAGGAGCTATCTACTTACAACCAACAAAGACAGCTGAATTCATTCAAATTGATTTCAACATCTTACCAACAGGTGCAGCGTTTAACGGATAATTTAAAAATTGAATATTTATAATAAATAAAATAAGAATAAAATGCCAGAAATATTAGAGTTTGATAAAATGTTCTACAAAAATTTTGAACCTAAACTTTCAAATAGGTTCATTATGGAACTAAATGGTATCGAGTCTTACATCATTAAGACCGCAGCGAGACCAACCTTTACATCGGAAGTTGTTGAGTTAGACCATATCAATGTAAAAAGAAAGATTAAAGGAAAATCAACTTGGGATGATATTACTATCACTCTTTATGACCCAATTGTACCATCCGGTGCACAGCAAGTAATGGAGTGGATTAGACAATCACACGAGTCATTAACAGGTAGAGATGGATACGCAGCATTTTATAAAAAAGATATAACATTTTATTTGTTAGGTCCTGTGGGTGATAAGGTAGAGCAATGGACTTTGAAAGGAGCATTTATTAGTTCAGCAAACTTTGGTGAATTAGATTGGTCTGGTAACGATCCATTGAGTATCGAATTAACAATATCTTACGATTACGCAGTTTTAGAATACTAATCTTAAAAAAAGATATAAAGAAAGAGGGGAGCAGATTACTGTTCCCCTTTTCATTTTTAAAAAATTGAATATATATAATAAACAAATTTAGTTATTTATGGATCAAAACATTGAGCAACAAGTTACAAGAGGATTAGGACAACAACAAGCTACACCACAAAGAAAAGTAGATTTCCCATTCCCAACAGAAATTATCAGTTTACCATCTAAAGGATTGGTATATCCTGAATCATCTCCACTAGCTAAAGGAGAAATCACAATTAAATTAATGACAGCTAAAGAAGAAGATATTCTTACATCAGCTACATTAATTAAAAAGGGCATACAGTTAGATAAACTTTTAGAAGCATTAGTTGTTGAGCCTGGCGTAAATGTAAATGATTTAGTAATTGGTGATAAAAACGCTATTCTTATTTCATCCAGAATGTTAGCATTTGGACCTGAATATATCGTAAAAATAAACGATCCATTTATTAATGAAGAAGTTGAAACATCAATTGATTTATCAAAAACAAAATTAAAAGAAGTTGATGAATCCGTTTTAAGAAGAGATAACGAATATAGTTTTATATTGCCTGTTTCCAAAACACCAATAAAATTCAAATTACTTACACATGGTGATGAATTGGCTATACAAAGAGATATAGAAGCATCACAAAAAGCAACAAAGCAAGCAAACGAAATAACAACCAGATATAGAAGAATAATTGTAGAAGTAGATGGAAATAGAGATTTGGGATATATCAGCAATTTTGTTTCTAATAGATTATTGGCCGGCGATTCGAAGGCATTAAGAAAAGAAATATCTGCAATAAGTCCTGATTTAGACCTTACATTTGATTATACATCTCCTGTAACTGGTGAAACGGAGGCACTTAAGATTCCCTTTGGGATTGGGTTTTTTTACCCTGCCGATTGAGTATAGTACTCAACTTCATAAAAAAATATTTCAAATGGTTTATTATGCCAATGGTGGATTCAATTGGCATGATCTTTATTACATGCCCACAAAGCTTAGGGAATTTTATTATAGAGAGATGCTGGATGCCAAAGAAGAAGAAAAAAAGCAAATGGATAGCATTAATAGCAAGACCAAAGCATCTGGTAGAGTAAGAAGAAGATAATTAATAATTTTGTTTATATTTATACATAAACATAATAGTAATCTCATGTCAAAAAAAATATTAGTAAAAGAAGGAGGTATTGGTAGGTTTTTACAATCTTTTTTTATTGCAAAAGCTAAAGGTAGGGATGATGAATTTATAAAAAAATTACATAAACCAAGTCCTGAATTATCAAAGATGATGGATGATTTCAATGATAAACTTGATTCCAACGTTGCATGGCAATATAAATGGTTGAAATCAAACGGATACAGTACGGCAGATCTTGATGATTATATTAAGAAGTATAATGTTAGTATTTAAAGTAACTTACGTTGGCTAATAACGAAACTACACGATTAAAATTATTAAGGCAAATAGCCGAAATGGAAGAGAATGTCCGTTCTCTTGTATCCGCTACTGCGGCCGGAATTAAAGATACAAATAATAATCTACAAAAACAAAGAGACTTACTCAAAAGTGCTAAAGAAGAATTAGTTGAGCACGATAAAAAACTAAAAGATATTTCCGATACAATAAAAAAAGGTAATGATTTTTTAGAAGAAAGTGAAGATTTGCAAGCAAGTATTGCAGATAGACTTGGAAAACAAAGTAAAGAGTATAAAGTTACGGAGAAATATATTGAAAGGCAAAAATCTTCTTTGGCGAGTATAGGTAGTATGATTGAAAAGCAAGGTGATACAGATTTTGCTACAAAGGCCAAAGAAGCAGTTGATGCATATAAAAAATACCAACAAAGTGTTGCATCGGTCGCAAACGCAACAAGTCTAACTTCAGAACAACAAGAACAATATAATTTAAAAATAGCCAGAGCAAGGGCAGAGTTGGATCAATCCGTTGGATATTTAAAAGATATGGGTGCCGAAGGTGAGTATGTGTTTCAATCTTTAAGTAATATGGCAGATGAAACACAAGATTTCCAAAAAATAGTTAAAAAGGCAAAAGATGAGTGGAGTGCGATGGATGCAGTGTTGGGTAGTTTTTCAGGAATACCGGCAATGGGTGAATTGAATACTCTTTTAAAAACAAATATAAGAGATACTCTTGCATTTAAAGCGGCTGTATTTGCATTGGGAGCAGCATTGGGTAAAGCCGCTATGGATTACTTTGGCGCACCATTTAAAGCAAGAGTACAACAAGAAAAAGAAGTTGCACAACTTGGTATAGATGGAGCGGCCGAAAGGGCTAAAATACAATCAGATGCAAACTTTATTTCTAATGATGAAGTTGTAAAAGGTGTAAAGAACTATACTAAAATACAAGAAGAGGCCGATAATAATAGAATTCAAACTGCGCATAGTGTAGCACAGGCTATGAATGAAGCTGCATTTGCAGGACAAAAAGCAGCAAATCAATTCGCAGCATCAATGAAACAAGGCGCCGCCCAATTTAATGCTGCAGCAAAAACGGCATTGTTTGGTAAAGGAATAGGTGGAATAGGGTATGGTGCGGCCCAAATGAATTTAGCAGGCATTGGTGCGGATAAAGTTGCATCGGCTATGGAAGCGGCCGGAGCAGCAACGGGTAAAATGCCAACTGCAAAAATGGGTGCAGATATGGCAATAATGGCAGAAAGAACAGGTCAATCTGTTCAGAGTATTGCTGATATAAATGAAATGTTCCAACGTATGGATGGAGTTTCAGCATCTACTGCTATGAATTTACAAGAAGGGTTACGTAATATGGCAGACCAAGCAGGCATTGGTTTAGGTAATTTGATGAGAGAGGTTGCAGAGGCTTCAAAGGATGCATTGAGTTATCAAATCAAATCCG